GTAATATGTATAATACTTCCGTTTCAGTCTTGGATGCTTTTAGAACTTCTATATCATTCATATGCCCGACATCCAACAAGTTCATGATGAAAAAATGCTGAAAGCTATTGGAGTAAGCGACCAAAGATATAAGCCACTTACTGACTTGCTTGTGATACCTGGAATTGGCGGTACACCTAGTGGAGACGCAACAGGCACTACATTGATGAACACAGATTTCTCTGACAGCTACTAATGTATGTATGTCGCATAGCTCCTGCTGACTTGTCGAGGAATTTATGCACAGAACTAATAACTCATTAGAGATATCAATGATCCCCGATATCACATTGGAGACAAACGCGTCATGAATTATACCACACGTCTCGTTGAAACCATTCCTATGATGAGTAAATAATTTTGGAAGAAATGGAGGGTTTTCGACTGTGATTTTAAAGTTCATGTATTACAACTCTTCTGGGTATAGACTGGCGATGACACAGCAGACTGGACGCATTAATCACTAACTCAATAGTATGTTGGAATTGTCAAGAAGAGAACATCGTCAAAGAAAAATCTCTAGATTTCAGTGGGAGCAGGTCAAGTAATTAAGCACTAATAAATTAAAGTCGGCTAATTCCACTAAATCAGCTTTTGTTCTAAGATCTTCTTTTCTAATGGAGATTTATAGTCATTTAACTGTTATAGAGACCCCGTCAAGACTCTAACCATGAAGCAATTTTACTACAAGAAGAATGCTAAGATCTTCAATAATCCTGCCGTTCATCCATTTGCATTACTTACTGGACTCAAATCTGAGCGCATATCGAAATTAGTGTAAGATATTCTATAATATAGAGTGCATAGGTATAAAAGCTCATCCATCACATTAACTTCAACTTAGATCCAGTATATTGATTAAAAATTAAAATACATGTATGTCGACTAACAATAAAAAGGCTATTAGTTCTAGAACGCTATCAACTAACATGTTGGGCTCACCGTCGGCAATCTATGGAACTTACATGTCACTGGAGAGCTACATGTATTCAAATAAAAAGATGTCACTGGTCATCTGAGCTTATAACAAGTCAATGCCATTATCGAATACAACCGTAGTCGATACATGAGCCGCCTATCAATTTCAGATTCCAGTCTACTCTCAAACATTTCTGAATCGCAACACGCTAGAAAGAAAATGAGAGTTAATAAGAACACTACCGGAAACACAGATCCTCGGACGTCTGACCATCTACAATCGGGACATCCTCCACTGCGCTCTCTTCAGTCGCCAACTGATTAGAGCTGTTCCACTTCAAGCCCGCGTCTCGCATCGAATCAACCAGTCCGCTTTGAGAGTGAAAGAAATGATTAGCCATAAACTAGATAATAATGTTAATATTCTTACTATTAGTAGAGACCACAACATTAATAAGGCTAACTGACGGCCGATATCCAAAATGATCGCCGATCTTCAAACCGCCGTCCGAAAAATCGCAAGAGAAACCATAAAACTACTAAGTCTGATGATAAATCAGCACCCTTTGTCCGTTCTGTCATCGTGAATCATTCCGAGATTCACCGATAATCGTCTGAGAGTACCTCCGAACGTCTGACAATGGGCTTACCTTGCGATTTCTCTTCTCTTTTCCTCTCTTTCACTTCTAAATCTTCTCAAGATACCTTCTGATTCTTTTTGTAATCATGCAGAGTGCATGTATACTGGTCTCGAGAGTCGAGAGCCAGTCACTGCTTGGATGCAG